TTATTCCGGAAACCCTTACCGTGACTCCGCGCTGCCTGCTCCCTATATCGGGGGGATGAAAAGCATGATCCTTGCAGCGGCCGTGATCGCCGCCCCGATCGCCGCCTCGGCATTCGAGGCTGACGATGACCTGAAAATTCCCCGGTGGTATCCAGACCCGAACATCGACGCGGTGATGTTCGACGTGATCGGCCCGCGCTCGGGCGGTCAAACATTTCTGCAATGCGTTGCGCTGGACGCGAACGGCGAGCCGCTGGCATCCGATTTCACTATGCTGGAAGTTGGCCGGGGCGGTTTCATGGGCATGGAAAGCGATATCGACCTGATTGAAGACGTGCGCTGCCGCCGGGCGAACATCGGCGGGTAGGGCGCTCGCGACAAAGCACGAGGTGACGGGATGGCCGACCGCAAAGAGCCGGCGGGACCGGGCGGCAGGCCGTCGAAGTATGACCCGACGTTCTGCGACGAAATAATCAACTTCATGGAAGCGGGTTACAGCGTCACGGCGTTCGCGGGTCACAAGCGCGTTGCGCGATCCACGATCTACAAATGGGTTGACGAACACCCGGAGTTTTCGGACGCCTTAGAAGCAGCCCAAGCTGTAGCGGCGCTGTGGTGGGAAAATCGGCTTCGAGACTGCGCTGAAAGGGGCGAGGGCAATGCAACCGCTTCGATCTTTGGTTTGAAGAACCGGGCCGCCGCTGATTGGCGGGATCGCCAGCACCTTGAACACACCGGCAAGGACGGTGGTGCGATTCAGACGGAGGACGTGACCAAGCGTGACGCAGATGCTTTCACCGGCGCAATTGCTGGCCTCGTTGCCCGAGGCGGAGCGGGAGAGGCATCTGGCAGCACTGACGCCGGAGGTGAGGGCTGAGCTACGCTGGCACTGGCCGTTCTGGGCCAGGCCAAATCAGCGCGCGCCGGATGGCGACTGGTCAACGTGGCTGATCCTCGCCGGGCGGGGGTTTGGAAAGACGCGCTCCGGGGCCGAATGGCTGCGCGAGAAATGGAGGGGCGGGGCAAAGCGAATCGCGCTGGTGGCCGAGACAGCGGCGGACGCGCGGGACGTGATCGTCGAGGGACAGTCAGGCATTCTTGCGGTCAGCCCAGACCACGAGCGCCCGCTATACGAGCCGAGCAAACGGCGCCTGACATGGCCGGACGGGGCAACCGCGACGCTTTACAACGGGACAGAGCCTGACCAGCTACGCGGCCCTGAGCACGACGCGGCTTGGGTCGATGAGATCGCGAAATATAGATACCCGCAAGAAACGTGGGATATGCTGCAATTTGGCCTGCGCCTCGGAGACAACCCGCAGGTGTGCGTCACGACAACGCCGCGCCCCCTGCCGATCATCCGCAGTCTCGCGACAAACCCGGCAACGGTGGTCACGCGGGGCAGCACGTTCGACAACGCGGCGAACCTGTCGGGCCGGTTCCTGGAGACGGTGCGAGAAAGATACGAAGGCACGCGGCTTGGGCGGCAAGAGCTTTACGCCGAGGTGCTGGACGATATTCCCGGCGCACTGTGGACGGCAGAGATGTTCAAGCGCGACGAGCCGGGGCGGTTGCAGCGGGTGGTGGTCGGTGTGGACCCTGGTGGCGCGTCCGGCGCGGACGACGAAAACGCGGATGAAATCGGCATCGTGGTCGCTGGCAAACGCACGGACGGCACGTTCGTTGTGCTGGAGGACAGCACGTGCCGCCTGTCCCCGATGGGATGGGCGCGCGTGGCGGTGGACGCCTACAGGCGGCACATGGCGTCAGCGATCATAGCCGAGAAGAACTTCGGCGGGGCGATGGTGGAAAGCACGATCCGCGCCGTCGAGCGCAACGCCAATGTGCGGATGGTGACGGCCAGCCGTGGCAAGGCGGTTCGGGCTGAGCCGGTCGCCGCGCTCTATGAGCAGGGCAAGGTGGATCACTTGCCGAGCCTAGAGCAGTTGGAGGGCCAGATGATGCAGATGACCGCCAACGGCTATATGGGCGAGGGCTCGCCGGACAGACTTGATGCGGCGGTTTGGGCGCTGTCGGAGTTGATGGATCGCCAAGGCGCGGACTATTCCGTTCTCGGGGCGCTCTGAGGCATGGCCAAGCCGCATTACCGGGCCGGGGGTACCGGCCCTCAAATCGTGCGCGAGGACGGGTTTGCGAATGTCCTGACGGGGCTGGCGACAAGCCGCGACCCGACGAACAAGGGGCACTACCAGCGCGACCCGCTGCTCACCGAGCACGAGGTCGAGGCGATCTTCACCGGCGACGGGCTGGGGCGGAAGATCGTAGAGGTGCCCGCAGAGGAAGCTACAAGCAAGTGGCTCACGGTTGAGGGTGACGAGGGCGGCGCGGTCGGCGATGCGATGGAGGTTACGGGGACGCAGGCGGCGCTGACCAACGCTTACGTATGGTCGCGCCTCTATGGTGGGGCGGTGATCCTGCGGCTCATCAACGATGGCGGTGATCTGGACCAGCCATTGAACCGCAACGGCATACAAGAAATCATCGGCTACCGGATATTCCACCGTCACCGGGTGCAATGGACGCAAGCGGACATTGATCCGAATCCGAATTCGCCGGGCTTTGGCGAGCCGCAGTTTTACACGATCCAGCCGATCAACGGCACGCCGTTTCGGGTGCATGTGTCGCGACTGTGCATTCTGGACGGGATGCGACTGCCGGACAACGAGCGCCAGAGAAACAACGGCTGGGGCGCCTCGGCATTGCAGGGCGTCTACACATACCTGCGCCGCGTGGGCGAGGGGCTGGGCTACAGTAACAGCATCATGCGCGATTTCGTGCAGTCGGTGCTTGGGGTAAAGGGCCTGACGGAAATGCTTGCCGCCGGGCAGGATGAGCAGGTGCGCAACCGCCTCAAGCTGCTGGACGTGTCTCGGTCGGTGATCAACGGCATGGTGCTGGATGCGGAAAGCGAGACATACAGCAAGCAGGCCTCGTCCGTGGCGGGCTTGGCGGACCTTCTGGACCGCAACGCTGAGGCGTTGTCGGCGGTCGCGCGGATGCCCATGACAAAGCTCTTCGGGCGATCTCCGGCGGGCATGAATGCCACGGGCGATAGCGACATGCGAAACTGGTATGACGCGCTGGCCGCGGATCAGAGCCGGTATCTGTCGCCGGTCATGGAAGCGTTGGTGAGGGACATATACACGTCCCGAACGGGGCCGACGCGGGGCCGCGAGCCGAGCGAATGGTCGGTCAAGTGGAACGCGCTCTGGCAGCCGACCGATAGGGAAACGGCGGACCTGCGCAAGACCGTGGCTGAGGCCGATCAGATCTACATGCAATGGGGCGCGCTCAACGCAGACGAGGTGGCCGAAAGCCGGTTCGGTCAGGGTGGGTGGTCAATGAACACCATGCTCAACGAGGGCGAGCGTGGCGAAACGGTTTCCTAAATGGCCCACGCCGGACGCCATCGAACGTAAATACCGGCGGATGCTGCGGGAGATCGTCGCCAAGCTGCGTGAGCGCGTTGAGGACGAGCTTATCGCGCGCTTGCCCATGGTCGTGGCGGAACACGGGGTCAGGGCCGATAGCTGGGTTGACGACATAGACCGCGCCATCATGGCGATGTCGATGGCTCTGGATCGGGACTTGCGGGACGCGCGGCGCGAGGCGCTGGATATTGGCAACGAGGTGTCGGAGTTCAACAAGCGCCAGATGCGCGAGATCATGCGCCGCGCGGTCGGCGTGAACATCATGCGGTCAGAACCGTGGCTGGAGGATGAACTTCGATCCTTCGCGAGCGAGAATGCGCAGTTGATCAAGTCCCTGCCGGAGCGGTCGCTGTCGGACATCGAGGGGTTGGCGCAGCGCGGCGTTCGGGGCGGGCAGAGCGCGTCGGATATTGCCAAGACCATCCGCGACAAGCTGGATACGACAAAGGCGCGGGCCGATCTGATCGCCCGTGATCAGGTGTCCAAGCTGAACGGGCAACTGACGAAGAAGCGGCAAGAGGCGGTCGGGATATCCACCCACCAGTCGGTCCCCAGCCGGGATGAGCGGGTGCGCGCGAGCCACCGGGCCATGAGTGACAAGCTGTGCAGGTGGGATGACGATAGCGTCTATTCCGACGACGGCGGCAAGACGTGGAAAAGCCGATCCAGCATCGGCG